TTCAGCGCGATGCTGGTGAGATACGGTAGTACTGGAATTGGTGAATTCACAATCAGCCATCCTTACTGCGAGATTTTTCGAGCCGCCATGCGCGCTTCAAGCGAGCACGGGCAGAAGTTTTTTAGTGCCCGAAGTGCAGATCCACGGGAATGACGTCGCCGGCGGCCGCCGACTCGAACGCGGTACCGCACACCCGCCCAGGGGTGACCCAGGTGACGGCGTTCCCGTTCGCATCGGACATCACAAAATCCCCACGGTTTATCGCGCCGGCGCCCGACTGCACGTCCGCGATTCCCTCGACGCAGACGTCCAACCGATCGCCCAAAAGCGGATCGCAAAACTGATCCGTGACTCCGATCGAGGCGTCCGCGCCCGCGGCCGATGGAACGACCTCGCCCGATGCGGCGCCAAACTTCACGAACGTCCTGGCGTTGATCGGGACCGAGCCCGCGGTATAACTTTTCTTGAGAATTGGATTCGACACTGAACCGCTCCTTCAAATCGAGATTTTTACAGCAGCACCTGGTGCGTAGAAAAAACGGGGCCCGTCCTACTACCGCATGGGAATCCCCGCCCTGACGTAAACGAACTGCGTCGCTTCCGTCATGGTGATTGGGTTGCCGCCCGCGTGTTGCTGGCCGTGGTAGGTCTTCGCTTCCGCCGCCATCTTCACGCCCAGAGCCGCCTGCTCCTGCGGGGTTTTCGGCAGCTTCGCCTTGGCGATTTCTTCCTCGGTCGCGACAGCTTCGACCGCGGCCGGAGCGTCCTTGCGGATCTCCGTGAGCTTCGCAGCGTTCTTCGCCTTCTCCGCCTGCAGGACCTTCACCGCGGCCTCAGATCCGGTGGTCTTCCCGTCGAATTTCAGATCCGCGATTAGCTTCTCGTGGCCCGGCATAAGCTGAGCCTCGACCGCCTGTATACGCTCACGTTCCGCCGTTGCGCCGGAGGCCTGCCCCTTCGCGAAAAAAGCATCTTCGATCGCTTTAAATTCAGGGGCGAGCTGCGCGCGCAAATCGGGCGTGAGTACAACTGGTTCTTTTGGGTCGCTCATTTGATCCTCTCTAGTCGTTCGCCTGCGAATTGGGCAACCGCCCGTTGAAAGTTTTTTGCTGCTTTCTGGTTTAGGGAACGCACCAGCGAGGCCTGCGTGGAAACACCGTCCACCAGGCCTGCCTTCACCGCCTGCTTCCCCAAGAAAACTTTTCCGTCGCCCATTTTTTCGGCGACTTTGTCGGCGCTCACCCCGCGGTTCCGCGCAACCCCGTCGATGAACGTGGCGTATACCTGGTCGACCATTTCCTGAATCGATGCGCGGCCTTCCTGGGACAGTGGCTCGTGCGCCGAGGCCACGCGTTTATATTTGCCCGCGGTGATCTCGGTCACCTTCACGCCGGCAGCGTGCTCGGCCTGGGAGTAGTCCTCGTGGGTCGCCACCACACCGATGGAGCCGACCTTCGTGGAGTTATCCGCGGCGAACACCTGGTCCGCCGCGGAACCAATCCAGTAGGCCGCGGACCCCATCAGTCCGTCGGCCAACGCAACGATTGGTTTCTTTCCGCGCGCCGCGAAGATCTGGTCCGCCAGAGGTTCGGTGCCGTCCACCGTCCCGCCAGGCGAATCGATCGCCAGCAGAATCGATTTCACGTTGGGATCCTCCAACGCTAACTGGATGTCCCGGCCGATGATCTGGGTCGAGGCGCCGCCGGAGATCGAGGAAAACAAATTCATTTTTTTGCCCAGGACACCGTCGATCTCGATGATCGCGGTGGTCCCGTCCAGCGCGTAAGCGACGTGGCTGCTGTTCGGCTGCCGGATTTTGAGAGCCAGGCTTTCGAGATCGATCTTCTCGCCGCGCAGGTGGGTCGCGTAGATCGCCTGGATCTCGAGGAACTTTTCCGGAACGATTGCCCAAGGGGCATTCATGACGTCAATTAGTCTCATTGTCGCCGTCTCCCGATTCCTGATTTGGCGGAGCTGGGACCGTGCCAGGCTTCGCTGTTTGGCCCGGCTCTGTCGGCTTCGCGGTGGTCGGCCCGACGGGCGCCGGGTTCTCCGACCCCTTCGGGCCCAAAGGTTTGATCGGCTGGATCGCTTCCGCCTCGAGGCCGCCTTTGACCCGCGCTTCTTTCTCGCGGACTTGTTGCTCGTGAACCACTTCCCAATCGACGCCGCGGAGCTCCATCGTTTCGGATTTCAGATCCGAGACACCGACCTGCAGCCGGAGCTCGCAGGCCTGGATTTCCTTGAGCGGATCGATCTGCAGGGGAGCGTCGCCAACCCAGGAGCAAGCAAGGTACGCGCGCCGGATCATCGGGTCGTCGAAAAAACCAGGCGCGCTGATGCGGCCGCTGGCGACCGCCTCGCACATCCACGCCTCATACACCGGGTTGCAAAACTGCGTCGACATAAAATCGCGCCGGAGTTTAAACATCTGCCAGGCCTGCAGGAGCGCTGCTCGAGCTGCGGAATAGCTCGCGGTGAAATGTTTCACCAGGACCTCATAGGGCAGGCCGATCGCAACACCGACCCCGCGGAGAATTGAGGTCACGAACGGATCGAACGCGGTATTCGGGCGCCCGGGGTTCGCGAACGAAACCTTTTCACCAGGCACCAGGTCGATGATCGACCCGTTGCCCATCCCGATTTGATTTTTCGAGTTGTCGAGAAGGCGGGTGCCGGCCACTCCGGTGTTGGACCCGGTCGGAAGCGGGAGCCCTTCTCCATCGAGGCCGGTCCCTGATTCCGTTTCAACGAAAACGGTGAACATCGCGGAAACAACCGAGGCCATGAGCTCGGCCTCGGAGTAGCGGTCGAGCTGCTTAAGCTGCTCGACCACCGGGGCGAGAATCGGAACGCCGCGGTTCTGGCCAGGCCGCGATCGCTCGAACATGTGCAGGACGTTCCGCATCCCGGTTTTGGATCCGAACGCGGGCACGCGGTTCCATTTGATCGCCCCGACAGCGACATCCCCGGGGTGCTGCGTGGAAATGTGGTAGGCAACCGGCGCGCCGGTGGGGTTCACCTCCACGCCGGCGACGATTCGGTTCCCGGCGCCCGCGCCGTTGAGCCCTGGAGCGAGCTGCTGCCCGTATACGTTGGGCACACCGCCGGGCACGGCCACAATTCCGAACGCGCCCGGCGTGCCGATGCGGTCGGCCTCGATTAGCTGGATCTGCAGCGAATACGGGCTGGTCTTCGCGCCGCCGGCCATTGGGAGCAGCGCGAAGCAATCCCCTGACTCCAACGTGGAACGGAACGCGAGCGCCTGTAAACCGTAAAAATTCTGGGTGCGGGTGACATCGCACTCCGGACTCTCGCACCAGCACCGGAACTCCCGCTCGACGGTTTGCACCCACTCCGCGGCATCGTCGGGCTTTATTTTCAGGAACGCCGCGTCGGGCTGCGCCATCAGCGACAACCCGGAGCCGATCACGTTCGTCGCGATCGTCCCCACGGATCCGGTGGCCATCGGGGAGTTTCGTATCAGGTCCCGCGAGCGCGCCCGCAGGGTGAACAAATCGTAAACGGTGTCAACGTCGGCGCTCTGGGCCGTGGTGAACCAGGACCGCGTGGAAGTTTTGTCATAGCGGCCGCCGATGTAGCCACCGACGATGGCCATCATCGCCCGCTGTTTCAGTCGCTGGGCTGCCCACCTCGGCGAGACGTATTCGATGGCGCGCTCGAGCAACGTCGGATCCGGCAGCTTGGTGGTTTCCATTTAATTAGAGGTAATCCAAGGGAACTGCCCGACGCACGCGCACACCGCCGCGCGGCGAGTTGGACAGGCGGTCAACGAGCTGCTGATAGAACGTGATCCGCTCGGCGACGTGCCCGAGGTCGGCGGCCCGGTACGCGCGGCCTTGAACTGAATATTCCTGTCCGGTGGTGGAAATTTGCGCTTCCGCGGCGAGCCATAAGGTGAGCTGGGCCTGGGCTTGCGCCAGGGAAATCGCGGGTGCGGGGAATGGCATCGGCCCTGAGACTATCGCGACAGCCGGGCAGACGCCAAGGAATTTGACAACCAACGCGCGTCAATGACACTACGTGAATGCGTTTGGAGTCCACCTAGACGGGCCAACCAGGTTTTCTAGCCGACGCCTGGGTTCCGGATCCCGCGGTTTTTCGGAGCCTCCACGGCCTCGCCGGCTTTCCCCGCGTTCAACAATTCCGCCCGGGCCTTCAGCTCCCGCAACGTTTGCTGCCCGAAAGAATAGAGGCACGCGAGCGAATAGACCTCGAGGTCGAGCGCCTCGTTGCGCGTCCGGATTTTTTGGTATTCGCGCACGGCGCCGCGGTTCTTCCGGTACCGGCGGACCGCTTTCTCCGAAGTGAGCTGCTCGAGGTACTCGTTGGTGACCCAATCCGGAAGGTGCATATAAGCGGGCCCGGGCGCCGGGACTTTCATCCGCGCGAAGATTCGGTCCTTCGCGGTATCGGTGCCGATGAACCAGAGCCGGACCTTGTAGGAGTTGTTGGTGGATGATTTCCCCAGGATCTCCTTTCCGGATTCGCTCGAGCCCTTGATCGCCCAGACCCGGCGCCCCTGGCGCGCCCGGGCGAAACGGTATACCGAATCCGCGTGACTACCGCCGGAATCCACCATCGTCGCGCGGATCCGCAGGACCGCCCCGGATTCGTGGGTGAACGGGCGGAGTAGGAACTCGTCGAGCTCGAGCCAGACCGCGTCCTGGCCGGGGTCGCCGAAAAATTGTTGGTAATCGATTAGCCAGGACTCCTCGCCGGCGCCCCAGCCTTTCACCACCGCCTCGAGGCGGTCGCCCTGGACGTCGACCGCCGCGGTCAGGATCCCCACGCCGCGGGGAACTTCCGCCAGGTATTTCTCGACGCGGTTCCGGAGCGCGGACGGCGCCACCGCCTCCGCGTCCTCCTCGTAGGTTTCGGCCAGGCGCAGGTTGATGAACGCTTTCAATTTCTCGGGGTTCCGTTCGCGCGCGGTCGCCTCGTGCCATTCATCCGCGAGCTGCGCCCAGAGATCCCGCCACGGGGAGTACAGCGCGTTGATGTGAAACCCCACGATGGGCCGCTCCGGATATTTTGCAATCCACGTCCCGGCGTTGAGCATCTGCTGCTTGTACCGTTCCGGAATCCGGCCATTGCAGTTCTCACAGATGTACGCCACCGATTCGGGCACGATGGACCCGTCCGGCCGGACTTCATAGGTGAGACGGTACATCCCGGGCGGGTCGCCTTCCTTCTCGGGTTCGTCGCGCCAGCGGAGCGTCTGCGGGTGTTTACAGAACGGGCATGGAACGTAGAACCGCCGCTGGTCGGATTTTTTATAGGCCGCCTCGATCGGGGAAACCCCTTTCGGTTTCGCCGGCGTGGATCCTTTGACGATTTTGTAATCGGCGAACGAATCGGTCCGCCGCGTCCCGATGGCCAGCGGGTCACCCTCCCCATCCACATCTATCGGGTATGCGTCTACTTCATCGAACAAAACTACAGGGACCGCATCCGAGCGGAGGCCTGCGCCGGAGTTTGCGCCGGTGAGTTTCAGGAACCCGCCGGGAAATTCCTTCAACGCAAGGGTGTTCCCGGCGCGCCGCGTGGTCACCGGGCGGATCTTCGCGGACAGCGCCGGCGTCGCGTCGATCATGGGGGTGATTTTTTTCTTGCCGTAGTCCTTGGCGTTCTCGATGGTGGGCTGCACCATCATCATCGGACGTGCATCCGCGCACACGTAGTAGCCCACGATATTGTTTAGGACCGCTTCGGAGTAGCCGATCTGCGTCGGCTTCATCACCACCACTTCGTGGACGTTGGGATCCAGAATCACGTCCATCATTTCGACCTGGAACACCTCCGGCCGGAACGGGCCCGGGCGCGCGGTGGTTCCCTTGGGCATAATCCGGTTCTGGATCGCCCACTCGGACACGGTGATATCGGGGGGAGGGTCGAAAAGCGAATAGACGCGCGCGGCTTGCGCGGCGAGGTTAGCTGGGTTGCTTTGCTGCAGTTCCATCGGCGCCCGCCTTTGCTAGATAGGCGAGCGCTTCCTTCAGCGCCTTCTCGATTTTAGCCTGGATCATTACCCGGGAAGTTTCGCCCACCAGGTCCGGGGCCACGCGCGCACCGATGGCCATGATCCGCGCTTTGGTCGTGAGCACCAGGTCGCTCATGATTTTTTCACTTTCCGCGATTAGGATGACGTCGCCTCGCTCCTTCGCGAACTGCAATTCCTTCAGGTTGGCGTCCACCGTGAGCAACCGGACCCGTTGGTCTTTTTCGCCGGCGTAGCCGCCGTCCAGCGTGGGCACGGATTTTTTTTCGAGCGCGGCCTGCAGGTAGCAGATGTACCAATACATGCATTTGATCGGATCGTATTGTCCCTTCCCTTCTTTCGGGAGGCCTTCCTTCACGAGCTGGTAAACGCGAGCCTCGGAAAGATGGAGCGCCTGCGATAACCGTTCTGCGTTGACCGTCGCCATTTATCTTTTAGCCCTTCGGCCGGTGACCGTCTCCCACCGTTTCACAATCACATCGCAGTACTTCGGGTCGAGCTCGCAGAGGTACGCGGTCCGCCGCAATTTTTCGCAGGACACCAGCGTCGACCCGGAGCCGGCGAACCCATCGAAAACGATATCGCCCTTTTTCGTGGAATTTTTTAGAAACTTGTCGATCAGCGCAATCGGTTTCATGGTCGGGTGCTCGAGACTCCGGGTCGGCCGTTTGATTTTGGAAACCGTCGTGGGAACTTCGGTCACCGAAAGTTTCTCGCCATCGATCTCGAACCACTGATCGCCCAGGTGCAGGCGCCACCGCTTCCCGCCGTCGATCGGAGTGAGCGGGGCCTCCAGCATGAACTCCGACATGGTGGTGGATTTCCGGTCGCCGTACCATTTGTGCGCGCCCGTGGGCTTCCAGCCGTACAGAATCGGCTCGTGCTGCCATTGGTAATCGGAGCGACCCATCACCATAGAGTCCTTCGCCCAGATCAGACAGCCGGCGAGCTTGAACCCGGCCTCCTCGAACGTGCTCCGGAATTTCAAACCCTCGGTATCCGCATGGCACACATAGATGGAGCCGCCATCCTTCAGCACCCGGAACATGACCTGGAACGCGCGGAGTAGGAACTGCCGGAACTTATCGCCGTCCTGGCGATCGTTGTCGATGGTGAGCGCGTCTTTCGTTTTGCCGACATAGCCCACGTTGTAAGGCGGGTCGGTAAACACCGCATCCGCGAGCTTCCCCACGAAAAGTTTCTCGATGGCGAACGGGTCGGTCGAGTCGCCGCAGACCAAACGGTGCGCGCCGAGCTCAATGAGCGCGCCGCGCGTGGTGATCGGCTTCGCGGGGAGCGACGGGGCATCGTCCTCATCGGCGCCAGGAAGCAAACCGCCCGAATCCGTTTTCAGCAGCGAGGAGATCTCGTCCGGGTCGAACCCGGTGACGGTCAGGTTGAACCCCAGCTTCGACAAATCGCCGAGCTCGAGCGCCAGGAGCTCCGGATCCCAGGTCGCCTCTTCGCCCGCGCGGTTATCCGCGAGCCGATACGCTTTGACCTGCGCCGGCGTGAGCTCGTCGGCCACCAGCACCGGGACCTCGGTGAGGCCCAGGCGGAGCGCCGCCAGCAAACGGGTGTGGCCGACGATGATGACCCGGTCCTTGTCCACCACGATGGGCTGCTTGAAACCGAATTCCTGAATGGAGGCGGCGACTTTGGCGATCGCGTCCTCGTTGCGGCGAGGGTTCTGCTTGTACGGGAATATTTTGTCGACGCTGAGCGTCTGGATTTTCACGGGGCCCGCCTCCGCCGGTACTATAGTCAAGTCCGTTCAAAAAGTTTAGTCGCAGGACAATAATCGACCGCGCCGTCACCCTCGACGGCCACCTTCCGCGAAAGGACCCGCGAAAAAAAAGAGTCACACAAAAAACACAACAACGTGGCCGGTTTCCTACCGCGCGCACGAACGAACGAACGCGCAACACATTGACACCTATCGACATAACGATGGAACCGGCCTATGCGTACTTCAGCATGCGAGCGAGCACTAGGTGCGGGTAGACGGGATCGGAACCGCCGTTGTACCGCAGGAGCGCGGCAGGCGGGTCGTTGTTCACCTCGGCCATGCAGCGCGCCAGCTTGCGACACCCGAACTCGAGGCCGGTTTCCGGATCACACAACCCGGTCAGGAACCGCCCAGTGTACCCGAGCTCGCGAGCCGTCTGACCCATCACCTGCATAAACCCAAAACTCATCGCGAGAGTCAGATCTTCGGTGGATGGCATCGATGGATTTGCGGGTTTTATATAACGGGTTTCAAAAGCGGGTTCAAAGCGCGTAGCATTTGGATCCCAATCTTCTAAGCCGGCAGGAATAACAGCATTCCGTTTTCCACTTTCCTGCTCGCACACCGCACACACCAGCGAAGAACTGACTCCGTGACGAACGCCGTACACATGAGCGAGGTTCACGTAAACGGTGTTCTGCACAGCTCGCGGAATCCACATCAATGGCGGATATATCGGCACAGGTTCTCCTTGTGCGCCAATACCAGGTTCCGGTTCCGGCGGGCGTCGCCCTACTGGTGCAACCCAGCGAGGCAGCCAATAAAACGACTTGCCATCCATTTCTACCTCGCTGGTTTCTGCTGAGCGATTTCGTTCGCATACTCTTGCCAGAAAATCGGATTGAAGCGCGCGCTCACGATATCACTCATCACCTGGATCAGACTTATCCGCTTTTTCAACGGCGCGCTTGGTTCAAAAGCATAGATCAGAACCGTTGCACCCGGATCGTTCCCGGGAGCAACCCGTTCAAAAACGCCAACACCGGGAACCACGTAAGTGTGCTGCAGACCGCGAATCGATTGATCGGTCGCGGTGGTCGAGAGCTGCAGCTTCGTATATTGCAGCGCGCGAACCACCGCATCCGAAAACGTGGGCCGCGCCGGCGAACCCGTGATCGGAACCGCGATTCCGGAACCGTTATCCGGTTCCTTCGTTCCGCCTTCTTCGAAAATCCCCAGGAGCAACGGAGATCCCTGCACCGCGGTATCGATTCCCACGATGGCCGTGAGATTCGAGACTCGGGAATACTGCAGGATTTTCAGGCGGGTCAGAATGAAGTTTTTTCGGATTTGGAAGTGCGCTGAGATTTCCGCTCTGCCGGCATCGACCATTTCCTTAGCGACGCGAGTGATCGCGTTGTTGGTCGCGTACGGAATTTTTCGGATGGCCTGAGCCGTGACCTTGAGCGCCAGGCTGATATCGATATCGACGCTGGTGTTCATGGAAACAAATTTCCGGTTTTCGGGATCGCCTTTTTGGCAGGCGCGTTCCGTTTCTTCATTTCCTCGCCCCGCGGACAGTAGCGAAAATGCGTATCCAGAACCCAATCCAATTCCGCGCGGACCTCGAGGGGATGAATTTTGCCGGTATCCGGAGAGCGCCAGAACTCGATCGGGGTTCCGCACAGCTTACACGGCCGCGATTCGCCTTCAACCCACCGGCGCTTTTTCAAATCCAAACGGCTCGCGGGTAACGTCATCGTCGCCGGTCCTTGCGATTGCACCGCTGACACCGATTCCCGGGAAACTGGCGATCGTGGAAACCGAAAAAACAGAGCAGGAACCCGGCGATGCGCGCGCGAATCTTCAATTCGGTCCGTACTCGGAAACGGAGCTGCCGCCTTGCTCCTGCCAGCGCCGAACCATGAACAGCAGCGCGGCGCCGCTATCGCACCAGGCTTCGTGGTTCGCGATCAGCAGAGCCGCGTGCATCGAACGGAGAAGAAAACAGCAGGCCGACCACCGGACAGATTCGGGAGCCGAATCCATGCCGATGACGGTTTCCTTAAACGGGAGGTTTTCGTCGAGCTCACTCGCCCGCTCGACGATCCTGGGGTCGTTCTCGAGCGCTTTAATCATCGGGAAAATCTTTTCGGCGAGCACCGCGGTCCTCCTTCTGCCGGCGGAGCTCCGCGAGCTCAGCCAGGAATTCCGGCGAGGTTATCCTGCGAGCCAGTCTCAGCGCCAGCACCACCACCAGGAAGCAACCGAACAGAGTGAAATAGTCCGTCGCCTCGAGAGGTCGGTCGCCGAGCATCCCGAAAATAAAACGAGCCAGCAGGCCACACACCACAAGCCAAAAGTAGTCTGATCCGCGCATCGTCGCCACTCCCTATTTTGAATTTGCAGACAATGGGTTATGCCGAAGCTCTTCGCATTCAGCACACATCGTGGTTTTTTGGTTCGGTTTGCGGGGCTGCGAAACCCAGAACTCGTGACCACACTCCAACTTCAGGAGCCACCGTCCTTTTTCGGTCGATGATTTTTCAACCCCGACGATTGTCTTCGCGGTTTTCATTTTTTCCTCGCTCGGACCCGGATCCACCTGAGCAGCTTGCGGATCCGCTTCCGGATCGATGCTATTTTCGCCTGAACCACCGACGCTGCCTTTCGTCCCATTGCCGTTCGCGCCTCACTCTCCGGCGATATTCGATCAACCACAGAACCACCGGGATGCAGTAAATCCCTGCCAGCAGGAGCCACTCGGATCCGCTCACGAGCCGTTGCTCCTTCCGCAGATCGGGCAAAACGCCGGAGCGCGCATGCCTTCGGCCAGGAGATCCTCGTCGGACTCGTACACGAAAATCGTGCTGCAGGCGGAACACTTAAATTCGGGAAATGCGCAATTCCGCGAGGTGACCCCGATCTTCGAAATCTCCGTTTCTCGATGGTTTTTGGTCATTGGTTTCTTGATAAACTGAAAGGACCGTCATGGACACACGCGCCCGATTGCTGGCCGTAAAGAACCGTCTCCGTTTGTGCGCTGCGGAGCTGCGCCTGCAGCCGGAGTACTTCCAGGGAACGGTTTTGCTCGAGCTCTGCGCCGGCGATATCGCCACGGTCCTCGAGGAGCTTTTTCCCACGGCCGACCTGGACGTGTACCGTGGTCCGCTGGTTTTTCCGCATCAAAACCGTCTCCGGCCTGGGGATTCGACCGCTGTTTGAGTACTTCTCCTCAGACTTACTCCTAACGGGTTTCCAACTAGCCGCAAAATCAAAAACTTAGACCCCACCGGGGTGACATTTTTGTCCGGGGGGGGGTGACATTTTTGTCCGGCCCAGAACTACTGGACCCCACAGCTTTTCCGCTGGTTTTGCACAAGGTTTCCCAGAGGAAATGCACCGCGGAGCGGGCGCCGGGAAAAGCGATAGCTGGGCGGAGCTCGGCCATTTTTTTTGATTCAGAATTCGCACCCGCATCCCACCCGGAGCAGCCACCACTTCGACGCGCGCGAGATCCTGCAGCCGTCCCATCCACCGCTGCAGCGTCTTCCGGCATACCGAGATTTTCATCCGGCCGCAGATCCACTTGTAGGTAATCGGCCGTCCGTAATTGACCCGGCCGCGGGCATCGGTCTGGCAGTGGGTTAGGAACTCGTCGAGGTAGGAGGCCTTCCCGAGCTCACGCGCGAGCGAGGAGCGCGCGGGATCGATCGCCACGTAGCGAAACTTAAGTTTCATCTGCAGGTCGCTCTTCGCAGCGCCCGTTGGTTTTCGGCGAGCTCGGTCTGGAACCATTCGTTCACGTCGGTCGCCGACCACGCAATCAGCACCAGCGCGCCGCGGCGATGTTTGGACATCAGGAACTCGAGCTGCTCGGCGCTCGGTTTTCCCGCGCGCCGAATCAGGCTCCCGTCAGAATTTATCCACGCCGGCGCCTTGATTTCGATGTACAGCGCGCGGCCGTCCGGCGCGAGCGTCGCTTCCACATCCGCGAACCCGGCCGGAATTGCGGATCCGGTTTTTACGTTTTGGATTCCCGCGAGCGCGACGCCGGCGCTCTTCGCGGCCGCCATCATCCGGCCGCGCGCTCGTCGGCCGCCGGCATCGATCGCACACGCGTCGACCCCGTAGGAGCGAAGCAAGGTGATCACGTCGGCCTGCACGCGCGCCTCGTTCGCCTGGGAGTAGAGATACAGCCGGGTGTACCGCGCGCTGTTGAACTCCACCGGGAACGGATACTCGGTCAAAACCCACCAAAAGGATTCGCCGCCGGCATCGCCAGCAATGCGGCGAGGGGAATCGCTCCAACGCAAGCGACATTCGAGCACAGCGTCCGGCCGGTATCGAGCCAGGCGCACGCCACCACGCGAACGCCGTCCTCGGTGGACAGGCAAGGATGGTCTTCGGTACATCCGCACACCCGGCACCGCCCTGGTTTAATGGGAAACATTTTTTCTATCCTCCAAAATATCCGGCATGCCGCCAACGTCCGGATCCGCGAACAGCCGCATGATCTCCACGAGCTCAGGGAACGCGGCCGCGAGCGCCTGCGCTTTCGCGCGAATCTGCCGCAAGGTTGTCGCGGTGGCAGTGTAGTCGCCCTGGTCCGTCCGGATGCACAGCGCCACTTCTCCCCGCAGACCCGGAACATAGGCTAGCGAAACGGATGTCAGTTTTTCAGGCATGCGCGCTTCTCCTTTTTGCTTTCTCCAAAACCACGGGCTGCACAACCGGGCGCCGGGCCCACACCAGGTGGAAATAATTACAGGCGGAACATCGCTCCGGACAGAACTGGACGTCGGCGCCGTGCTGGCGGAGAAACACCGAGGTTTCCGCGGCGATGCCCAGACTCACGAACCTTTGCCGCCGGTGGCAGGTGGGAGTAGTCCGGATTTTCATGAGTGCCTCGGGCAAAAATCTTTATCGGGGCCAACGGAGCTCGCGCACCCGCCACAGATCGGGTTGTCGCAGGTGAGCTCGGCGCCGGCGATGGTCGTCGCCAGGATTTTGTCGCAGAGTTTAGTGCTCGGTTCGCCGCAAAAACGGCATTTCGGCAGCCGCCGCATCTTCCCGCACACGATCGCCACCATCCCATCCGCCAGCTTGACCCGCGAACATGGCATCAGCGCCTCCACTACCCGTTGACCTTTCGACCGCATAGCACGTCTCCCGAACACAGAGCCTCTCCCCAAACTCGGTACGCTGCACCAGCACCCGAAAAACTTTAACCGTGACTCCCCGCTCACGGTTCACCTGGGTTTGCCGGCCACGAAAATTTCCGGATGGAACCAGCCGGTCCAGTCCTCGAGCTCGAGCATCCCGTCTTTATTGATCGCCGCGATTTTGAAACTGGGGCGCTCGAGCGCCTCGTGAGCGAAGCGAACCCACTGCCCGACCTTCCACGCCGAGGCCGTCTTCACTTTTTTTCGGGGCATTCATCGCCTCCCTTCACTCCAGAAGTTTTTTGAAACACCGACCGTGGAACGCGGCCTGCTGCAGGGTCTTGCCGTTTCCCACATTCCGCCAGAGCATGATCGGGACCTGGTCCTCGCAGAGCTCGCAGCCCAGGCACTCCTCCCGATGAACCCACCAGCGCGGATCGTCTGCGCTAACTCCGATCGGCCTGGCGCAGAGCGCGCACACGCACGATGGACTCGCGCACCCGGCGTCTCCACAAGAACCGTCGGACCACCGGATCTCGAACGACCGTTCATTTAGCCGCGCCGGCATCTCGGTCCTTTGCTCGGGCAATTTCGGCCAGTTGATACGAGCCGAGCGGAGCGAATAGCATCCCCTCGCTGTAGATCCTGCGGTCACACGCGAGCGACGTCTGGAAGTTCAAGAGCCGGACGGTTTCGTGGTGAGATTCCGGCCGCGGCACCAGGGGAAGACCGTCGTACTGGGAAACCGCGAACCCGGCCGCCTCGAGCTCCGCGGATATCTGCACCGTCCATTCCGCGAGC